CCGATCCTTCAGGTGACGATGCAGCTTTTTGTGTCGAGTTGGCCTGCGTCATTGCGACGCCTCCGAAAGATGGTGCTCCGCCTGCTCTGTTCGTGCCGCCTGCGACGAACAAGAGTAGACAGATCACCGTCTCATCAGACGCAACGGTGAACGACGCCGAAGTGATAGGACTCGACGACGACGTTGCACGCGTGCTGGCTTTCCCGAAAGTATGAGCCATGGACTAGGAAACCGTTCTCGTATATGTCGCTGTGATCGCGAGAGCGGAGGTCTTCGTGAACGGGGCCGCGACAAGTGCTCGACAGAGCATCACGCCCGAAGTCGAGGCATTGAAGACCGCCATCTCTTCCCACGAATAGTTCGCGTCACCCGACGCGAAGTCAGACTTCCAAGTCATTGTCTGACCTGATCGCGACGGGAAGGTTGCGTTCATCGCTTTGCGGGTTTTCGAGGCACCTTGTAGATCGGTGTGAGCCGCCGATACCGCGGTCGTACCGTTACCCGCTCCGATGTAGGCGTTAGCGTTCGAAAACACTGTGCCGCCGGCACCGATCAGCAGATCGGCCTCCAGCTGCAGCCCGGCGTTCGCCGAGAGATTGCTGAACTTGATAACTTCGTGCGGCGTGGGAGCGACAATTCCGCGTCTGGTTACGTCGAAAAGTTCGAGGGTAAAGATCCCTCGAACGCGTCCTTGATCGGATAGGTTTGTCATGGTTTCTTCGGTTTCGGTTTGAGCTTTTCAGCTGCGTCGCGGCCTTGGCTCAGGGCTCTCAGGGCAGCCCATTCCGCGGTTGTGAGTCCGTCCGGATAAGCGAATCGGCCTCCACACTCCTTGATCTCTGCGAGGCTGACGGCCGTTGAAAAATGCGGCTGCTCCTCGATCGGGATCTCCTCCGGTTTACTGTCAAAAAGCTTGCAGCTTTTGCAGACTGATTCAGTCGGCTGGCCTGCATATTTCTCAAGGATCTTGCAGTCCGCCTCACCTGGACAGCTCTCGCCGTTGTTCCGGTTCTGGCAATCGATATGCGCCGTGAACCGTTTGGCGAGAGCCTCGGTCAGTCCCGTGCTGCCGTTGTGACCGCGTCGAACAATTCCGCGACTACCTTTCGCTTCACGATCGGGTCAACCATTGCGAGAAACCCCGTACGATCGTTCTCCGACCATGTCTGGCCTTCGACCGTCGCACCGTCGATCCGGACGATCCAGAGGTCATAAAACGCCGCCAGCGATTTCAGGTTCGATCGCGTCACGAGGATCTGTCGGCCCCGTTTGCCCGGCTTGACGTGACTGTTCGCCGCGGACTTTCGTCGATACGAGTCCAATTCCGATGTCTTCGGCTGCCGCAGCACGTGACTGATCACAAAGTCCGGGTCGTCGCCGCTGCCGATCTCGTCCAGGACAACAACTTCATCCGCAAACGGGTCCTGATCGTCACCGATGTAGATCTCTCGTTTCCAGAGAGCATGCACCGCGGCCGACTTCTGGAAAGCACTCAGCTCGGTCGTCTCGAAACCCGAATTCGATTCGCAGATCTCGTCGTAGAACTTCGCGTCAACCGTATCGTTTGCCGTCGGGTCCGGAAGCGAATAACTGCCGTCCGGTCGGATCGGAACTTCCTGCTGCAGGTCCTCGTCCCGCTTGAAGATCTGTTCAGCTGTCGGCCGACGCAAAACATGACGGAACCGGCCTTTCCCGAGCTTCACCTCCGTCGTCGACCAATCCAGCGGATAAGCCGAAGAAGCCGACGTCGCCGCCGGCTCTTCATTTGACCTGATCAAAACGTTGTCGTTCACTCGCTAACTTCTCCTTCGCCTTCCAGCGTCTGCTCATCACTCACGGGATCCGGCGTGAGCGGTGTCCGAGAGACCGGTACCGGAGGCTCGAACAAAACCTTCTGGCCGGTCCGCTCCTCGTACGCGGCCTTTTCCTTTTCAAAGTGATCGCGGGCCAATCCCTCGACCGTTCCCGCCAGCTCGTCGGCCGGCTCTTTTTTCTTCGCCATAGGTTCCTCCTTAAACCAGCGTCGCCACGCCGTTACGGATACGGCCGGTGATCGCACCCGCCGAAACCGCATCCTGGAAAGGAATGACATTCAGCGTCTGAGCGGCATCGCCTTCATCCTCATCCGGAGTGACGACTTCGAAGGAGAACGACGGCACAATGATCTCGAATTCATGCCGATAAGCACCGGTGATGATCGGACCGACCACCTTGAATTTGAGGTTGGTGCAGGTCGCGTTCTCGATCGAATTTGTCCACTGCGTCAGGTCGTTGAAATCGAGTTTCAAACCGATGTTCACCGCACGCTCCTGGCCGAGCGGCATCGATCGAACGTGAGCGGCCGCACCGTTGCTTCCGACCGTCAGGATCGGATCGCCCGGACGGCGTTTGTTTCGGCGGAGATTGTTCTGCAGTTCGACGAACCAACTGACGAGGGTCCCGAGCGTGTGCAGGTTCACGGTCGCCGCCGCCGGATCGACGTACGAGACCTCGGTGCGATGGCCATCCATGCACGGCGGAGCGGCGAGGCCCGGCAGCGATGTCAGGCCGTGAGGGTTGGCAAACTTACCGGATCCGACGATGCCGGCTTCGTACTGCACCCGGTTCGATCCTTCCTGCGAAACTCGATAGGAATCGACGCGGCAGCCGGAGAAGAGATACGACGCGGCACCGAGCAGCGTGGCGATCGAGAACGACGGAAGATCCACGCCGATCTGCGGATTCAGCATCGGGAACGTGTGATCCCAAACTGCACCGGCCGAAACGACGGTGTCGGTTACCGACCCGCCGAGACCGCGACGGAAAAGTCTCGCCGGCACATCGGTCTCGACATCGTCCTGGATCCCGACTTCCGGATGCGTCCAATACGTCGCACACAGATGGCTCGCAAAGTTGCGGCCGACGCGATTTGCATCGGAAACCTTCTCCGCTGACGGCAGCATGAAGAACGGATTCTGCGTCGGGATGAAAGCATAGTTCGAACCGGTCGCCTCCGGAGTGTTGTAGCTGGATTCCAGCGTCTTGGAGATCCACGATTGACTGTCTTTAAGTCTCATAGTTTCCTCGTTGCCTTTAGCAGCAAAGTCGCACTTTCAAGCTGCCTTTTAGCCAATGCAGCGTTTCCTCGCCGCAGTCGATCGTACTGATCAGATCGAACTGGAGTAGTTCGTGTTCTTCCACCTCGGCCACGTCGAGCGTCGGCTTCGCCTTGAATCCGTCGTACACGGCATCAGCGATGACCGCGAATTCCTCGTCGGAGTTGTCGCCCTCCTTACCCGATCGGAATCCGTAGAAACCCCAGATGTCATAGATCCAGAACCGCCGATCGCAGTTCAGCCGCTTCCATTCGCTCGGGCCGCCCGCCCGCTTAATGATCCAGCCGTGAGTCTTATCGTCGGTTGTCCGAAACAGACCCGGCCACTCGTCGAGCTTGTGCGACAGCACGTTCCAGCCGTAGACCATCGCCGTCGGATACGGTGTCGCGATGATCGCCTTAGCGGCTGCCCTTACTTGTGCGTCCGTTACTGCCATTCCGTTGGTTGTGCCCCAAATGGAACTCGCCGCAGAATCTGCAGCTGTACGCGTTCATCGTGCCGTCCCGCAGCACGTTGTCGCGAAACTGCTCCGCATAGAGCCTCGTTGAAAAGGCCCGTTTCCGCGTGCAGCTCTGTTCTCGTCGCCATTCTTCCTTTTTCACACTCCCGTAAGGACGTTTCGTCCGCTAAACTGATCCGATCTCGGCATGAAGCATCGACTCCAGCGTCGGCAGCGATTCCTTCGCCGTTCGCTCCCACAGCGGCCGCGGTGCCATCCGGCTCGTGCCTTCCTCAAGAAACAACGCATATTCGACTGGGGTTCCGATCTTTGCTTCGAGCGTGTTCTCCATCAGTACGGTTATTGACCCTGTCAAATTTCCCGAATCGACCGCCGGTGATTCGCCTGGTGCCGATGCGATATGAACGCCTTCCTTTCCGCGGCGATAGGCTCTGCCCGATTTCGGTTCGGCCATCGAAGCCTTCAACCGGCCTTCGATGTAAAAAGCACCCTTCCGCACGAATCGGTTGAGCGCGGCCTGCATCTTCTGGAACAGCTCCGGCGTCCGGTCGTTAACTGTGATCGAGATTCCAGCCATTACTTCTGAACCTGTGCCCGGATCCTCCAGACGAGCGATCGCCCGATCGGCTCCTCAACCTTCGAGACCTTCCAGCGTCGGCCCGAGATCACCAGGGCAACGATCTTCTTCATGAACACTTCCGACGTTTGCCAGTCGTCTGCAGCCCAGATCTCGAACTGCCACTCGCCGGTTTCCCGCTGCTGGACCTCATCCGTCGTCGGAACGATCCGAAAGCCTCGCCAGTACGCAGCGAAGGTCCCTGCGACCGTTTCACCGTCCGCCGGCGTGATCCGATATACCGTGAGAGCGACATCGCCGAAAAGCCGGATACGGTGACGATCGATCGCAGCTCGTCGGAGTTTGTCGTTCGTCGTCATCAGTCAAAGAACATGTCCGGCACGGTCTTGCCGGTGTTGGGCGTCGGGATCTTCGCCGATCCGGATGCCGCGTAGGTCTTGATCATTCGCTGACAATGCTCGAAAAGTTGATTCGCCGACATCCGGTCGCCGTCGAGATCTGAACTGATCAGTTCGCTCGCCTTGCCCGCCTTCCACCGCCACCCTTCGGCAGCCGCAGCACGCAGGTTGTATGTCGGCGTCCATTCCGCATCCGCCGGGCCGTATCCGTCCTTATCCACTCGGGCGAACATCTCCAGCAGATCCGCGATCTCTTGCGAAGACAGCGTGGGTTCCTTGTCCCACGCCGTCATTCGTTTCAGCTTGTCTTCGGCAGTCGCCATTAGCTTTCAGATCCGTCTTCTGCCTTCGCTTCGATCGCGGCGATGATGTCGGCGTTCTTCATCTTGTCAGTCACCGGGACGTCGAGAAGGGCGGCATGCTCAAGAAGCTGCTTCTTCGTCATCTTCGAGAGATCGATCGGCTTCGATTCGGCATTCTCATCCGGTGCCGCTTTCGACTCCGATCCGCCCGGACCGTCGATCGGGGTGAACGATCCGTCCTTCGTCATCAGGTCAAACGCGACCGATCCTTCCTCGCAGCACCGCTCGAAACCGTCACTGCCTCTGAACCAAACTTCCTTTCCTGCCATTGTTTTCACTCCTTCAAAAAACGGGGCGGCCAGATCATCCCGAAAGGTGAACGGCCGCCCCTTCGTCGCGTCGGGTGGTGTATATCGTTAAGCCTTCGGCAGGCGGTAACAGCGGACCGTGCAGCCGACGGCCGTGCCGGCAAATGAGACATGGATCTCGCCGGCGTCGGAGCCGCTCTGCAGGAATCGGCCGCGTTCGAACGGACCGAATACCGCAACCGCGTTCTGGGCGATCGCTGAAGACACGAGGGACTTCGCCTGGATCGATGGCGGATTGTCGCCCGCACCGATCGTTACCGTCAGCGCGTTGACGTTATTGTTCGTGACCTCGACGATCAGTCGATCGACCTTGCCGTCGGCGTTGATCGGGACCATTCCGGCCGTATCGACGGTGTCGCCTGCCGGCCGGGCCGTCTGGCCATTCTTCGTGAGTTCCGTGATAGTGAGTGCAGCTGGATTTGCCATAACTTTTTTCTATTGGGCGGGTACCAAGTCCACGCTTTGAACCCTTCCGGGTAGCACCCGCCCTAACGGGCATTCGCCCCTCTATTGGCCTTCGGCCTGGAATGCTGGTTACGCGTTATTGACAGTACCGACCGCCCATGCCGCCGGCTGAACGAGACGGCCGCCGTAAACGTGCAGGCCCTTGACACCGGTACCGAACCGCTTCTCCGGATCGTAGGTCTTTACCTTCACGATCTGCTCGGCATAGCTATACGCCGACGGATGGCCCGCGATGATCTTGTACTTAGCGCTGGCGGTATTCGGAACGTTGTTGGATTTGAGGACCGAGAAGCCCGCGGCCTCGCCCACCTTTCCGTTTTCGAGCCGCTGCTCTGCGTTCACACCGCCCGTCTTGACGAAGCGATCGTCCTTGAGCAGGGCACCGTGGAAGAACGGCGGGATGATCACAAAGCGGCCGTCGCTCGGAACGTCGCGCTCGTCGAGCTTCACGCCGAGATCGACAAGGAGCTGATACGCAACGTTCGCCGATAGGGCGCTCAGCGGAGTGGTGTCGTCACCCACACCGGTATCCACAGGAGCGTGGATATAGTGCCCGGCAACGAACTGGTCCGCGAGATCTTTGAGCTTGTAACCGGCCCGACGCATCGCGGCGTCCATCGTGTTGACGTTTTGCTGGGCCTTGTCGATGTCATCGACGATGAAGTTGAAATACTTCTGCTGATCGATCACGAGCATCTGATCGGCGTCGTCGAGTGCCTGGACGGACATGTCATTGTCCTTGGTGTAGTTGCCGATCGTGATCTCACCGATCGTGCCGATCTTGACCGAATCGCCGGCGTTCTGGATCTCGCCTTCGTAGTCGCGGTTTACCACGCCCGTCTGGGCGTAAACGAGGGCCTTCTCAAGAGCCTGAAGAAGCCGAGCGGCCCAGATTGTCGGGATAAAATTAAGCATAAGCGTGTGTCAAAATTGCGGCTATTTTCCGGCCGCAAGAACTTTCGAGACCTCGGCCCAGTTGGCGTTGATCTGTGCGGGAGTCATCTTCTCGATGTCCGCGACTGTTAGTTTCGTGCCCGTCGAACCACCGCCGGCACCGGCGTCAATGCCCTCCGTGGGCTTCTCCGTCCCGAACTGCTCGGGAAAACTTGTTTTCAAACCTTCGATAAGATCCTTTGCGTTGACGAGCTTTCCTTTGTCGTCAAATTTGAGATCCCCGCGGATGGCGTTGAAGGCAAGCTCTGGGGATTTATTACCGGAAGCAGTCAGCTGGGCAACGACCTCATCCTTTGCGTCGCGAAGCTGGTTCGAAGCTTTCAGATCGTCGAGTTCTTTCTTTGCCCGTTCGAGTTCGGAGAGGTCTTTCTCCGCTTCCCACTTCGTCTTCTCGGCCGCGACGGCCTTCGCGATCTCGGCCTGCATTTCGGCCCTCGAAAATGCCTTCTCCGGCTTCGCAGCCTTTGCCGGCTTTTCATCAGAAGCAGCCGCGCTCGCAGCTGAACTATCGTTCGCCGAAGCAGAAGCGTTTGGATCCGGCGTCACCTCGCTGGAATCGTTTGAATTGTCATCGGGTTTAGCCGCAACAGCGGCCGCCTTTCCTGCCATACGAGTGCAAGATTAGCGGCCCGCCAACACAAAAAGAACGGCATTTACGCCGTTTCCTTCGATTCAAATGATTTGCTTATTTAGTGCGTTTTTCTGCGGATTGCGGGTTACGAAACTGAAGAAAGGATCTCATCCTCCGTCGGCTGATCGGGAAGCTGCTCCACGCCGTGCCGATCTGCAGATCGAGCCCAGACTCGATCGAGGATCCGTTCGTCCTCTGCAGAGATCTCGAATCCGTCGTCACCGGAGCGTTTGCGTCCGGGACGGGAATGGATCTTTGCATAGTCTGAAAGCGGTATTGCCATTATCTTTCGAAGTCTATCGTAAAGCCTCGCTCCTGTAAATATTCTTCTAGGATCTCCCAACTCCGCTCCGACCGGTCCAGATCAAAGATCATGTCCCGTGACGAACCATGATACTTCCAAAGAAACTTGCCGTTGACCTGTTGAAAGAGACTGTTAAGATCCCGAATATTCCTGAACGTAGCGGGAAATTTCGCAAGATCGTCCGGCTCCAGCGGAGCGTTATATCCGAACCGCGGCCAGGTATAATATCCGTTCCACTGATTGCCCTTGTCCCGTGCCGTTGTGAAGTCTCCGGCGGCGTAAGTGTCGATGTACTGCACCCCAAACTTTTCCGCGTGATACGCCTGAGTCGCGAACGATCGAAGGCCGATGCCGCTTGGCGACGAGCGGGTCTTTTTGAAGACCTCGTTGTGCATGTAGAGTCGATCGGCATCGTCACGATCCAGGGAGCGAACCTGCCGCAGGATCGCCGGATGTTTCACTTCGATATACACGCCGCCTTCCCAACGCGTGAACACTCCGACCTTTGCATTGTCGAGGGCACCAGCCAATCCTCCGATCTCCTCGGCCGACAGATCTCCAATGAGTTCCTCCAGGCGTTCACGAGCCTCATCGTCATCGAATAACAGCGTGATGTTCTGCGGTGTCCGGACGACCTTGTCCGCGAGCGGGGTCTCCTGCAGCACCCGCGAGAGCGGTTTCGTATAGACCGATTTGCCGAAGAGTTTGTCGGTCCGCCAGCCAACGAAATCCTTCAAACCGACGACACCCTCCCGATATGCGACCGCCCCTTCGACTCCAAGCACGAACGCCTGGTTCTCGAATGGCAGCCGATCGAACCATTCTGATCCGATCGTCCGCGGCGGTCGAGGAACGCCGATGATCACCGGGATCATCGTGCAGCGGCAATTAACATGCTGCGGAAACGGTTGCGTCAACTTGAATATCCGCCCGTCCAGGGCGAGGCACGCCGGGCACGTTCGCGGACTCTTCGACGCCACCCACTCCCAACCTTCAATGACATCGGAGTTCTCCTGATAGATCTGCAGCGTGGTTTCCCGGCGGACACGATTAACCTCGGTCCGGGCCGTCGCGAGTGCGCGATACCGGGTTATATCGCCAGCCTGACGAAGACGTTTCGCGATCGTCTCGAACGGCGTCCCTATCGCGGCCGCCTCGATCACTTCCGATCGGAGCCGCTGCGCGACGGCCGGTGCAAGCTGCTCCTCGAAATATTGCAGTATCGGCGAGCCGTCACCCATCAACCCGACGGCATTCTCAACAGCTCTGGTATTCAAAAGACTGCCGGGACTTCCTGGACTGCCGAGGCTCAGCATCTCGACAGTCTGCGAAACCGCTATCTCGATCGCCGCCTGCTGCTCCCGGGAAATGAGCGGTCCAGCCGTTCGCCCGAACCGGATTATCTGGTTTTTGACCTGGTCAATAAGCGTCTGGAGACGACGCTCCTGTTGAAACCACGCCGGCGAGATCACTTCGCCCCTCCGCTTCGCAGCCGTGACCTGGTCCTGCAGCTCACGGACCTGCCGGCGAAGCTCACGCTCGACCTCCTCGTACGCGCGCAGCAATTCCCGAAACGCGGCCTCCTCCCGATCGATGATCCGCTTGCGGTGCTTCCTCAGTGTGTCGTCGATGACCGACATTTATTCGATTCCGAAGATCGGGTGGCCATTCGGAGGGACGTGCGTAAGCGTCTCGGCGTAGAGGACCGGGTCGTCGTATTTCAAGCCGAAATGCTCTGCCTCATACTGCACGATCTTGCTGGTCCGGATCGCCACGAGTGTCGTCCGGATGCGATCGGTAGTCGGAAAGTATTGCCCGGCGACGCAGATCATCCCCGAACCATATTGGCCCGCGGGGATCTTGAACGAGCCGGGTGTCTCGCAGTTCGTCGACGGATCTACTAGCTCGATCACGTACCGAGAATGCTCCGGCCAGTTATACCCGCGATTCAATCCGTCGGCGATCTCCTTGATCCGCGAGATCTGCCGATCGATCTCCGCAAGATCGTCGGCAGTCGGCCGATCACCTTCAACGACGATCACCTTCGCACCTTTCGGGGTCACGGACGAAGAACCGCCTGCCGGCGGCGACGTGACATCGCTGCTGCAGGCGGTTAGTAGAAACACGATCACTAAAACGTATCTCATCAGAAATCAAACACGAGGCCGGTCACGGCCTTTGCGTCGAGCTGGCCGGTATCCTTCCCAAACGCTTTAGTGACCGCAAACCCGGTTCGCCATTTGGTCTTCTTGCCGAGCTTTATGTCGAGCCCCGCACCGCCGCCGTAAGTGAATTGGTTTCCGCTGCCGACGAGTCCGCGGCCGTTGGCGAATGTCAGCCCGCCGAAATTGCTCCGAGCCGCCCCGATCGTGCCTTTAACGTACGGTTGGAAGCGGCCCTTTCGGTGCTGCAGTTGCACGAGATAATTCGCGTAACCCAAAGCGACCTTTGACGTGCCGTTTTTCGAGATAGTGCATCCG